CTAATCTGAATTGCTTCTATTTCGAGTTTGAGGTTTCTCATTGTCTTCATCCTCCCAAGAAATTTGAATATCTTCCATTTCCTCTTTTGTTAAGTATATGCTAGAACCGAATTTAATCTGTTCATTATCTGCATAAGAATTGCTTTGTTTTTTTGTTTCTTCTAATCGATTATAGGGGTTATCTTGTCCACTTCGCTGTAAACTAAATTTCACATTTTCAAAATTTTCATAGGTTGTTTCTTCAATATCTTTAATTTTGCAAATCTTATTTGTCTCCATATACGAAAATTTAAGACTTTCATAATATCCACTAAATCCCAAGTGTTGTTCTATTAAATTTTGTGGTAATTCACACGCGACCAACTGTTGATACTCTCTCGAATTGGCTATGTGCAATTCTTTAAAATCAACCTTATTCATCCTTTTAAAATTAGAGTAAAGTGGTCTCATTACTTCTTCTTTTATTCTGAAACATATATCATCTATTAGTGCCATAAATTCATCAAAACTAAATATGTATGCCTTTTTATTATTAACAGCTTCCATTACTTCAACTGTAACATGTTGAAGTAACTCCTTTATTCTGTTATAATATACCACTTTATTTATACCTGCTTTTCTAAATAAAATAGCACTAGCTTCATCTATTTTCTTATCAATATTATCAAATGCAATAAATTCATACTTCTCATTTATTGAGTTGTATTTTTTCTCAAATTCTTTGAAATTATTTTTAAATTTATTTTTAACTTTAGTTATAATTGCTTTGGCACTTTTATCTGACTTTTCAATGCATTGAAATAATTCTTTGGCTGATTTATTAAAAAGTATATCTTTATTATTATATTCTTGGTCAGTAAGTAATACATACTTAGTTACTACATTTTCCGATGTTTCAAGTAGTATCCAATTCAGAAGTGTTTTTTGAGCTGTATTTTCCGTTATACTTGTTCTTTTAACCTGTATTGCTATGTTACTATCTACTCCACTTATTTTACTAATAAAATTTTCATCATTATTATCTATTTCATTAGGTTTAATTTTTTTTATATTAACATCATCTATTGTTTCAAATTCTATTTGCATTTTATCCTCGAGTAATAACATATAATATACAAAAACCCTAATTTGATAAGAAAACCCACCTAAACTATTTATTCCACTGCTATCTGGTGTGTATGTATCCATTATTCCACCCCAATCTATTAAAAACTATATTGAAAGTCCATTTTTATACATTATACCATTCCGAATACGTTTTTTCTATAAATTGGGTACTATAAAAGTGAAGTCTGAATAACTATCTCTTGCACTATTATAAAATTGCTAAAGAAAAATCTTTTAAATAATTATATTAAAATATAGCTGTTTAAAAGATTTCTTTAGCACTATATTGCCTTGTAGTTCTATACTGAAATTTATTTTCACACCAATTTTTTTATCACTTCTTAACTCAGGGATTTTTAACGATTTCCTCCACCCTAACCCCACTCTTCAAAACAAAAACAAAATGCCTTGGTTCAAGAATCTCAATCTTCTCAACCAAGGCATTAAATATTTCATCATTAAATTCTTCTAATAGTCTATCCATACTATCCACTATTTCAATAATTTCTTTGACTCTATCCTTATATTCCTCCTCAGCCTCATTTGCCCTTTCAAATTTTCCCTTCTCTTTTCTCAAGGTTTCTAGTTCTTGGGATATTCTCATATATTCCTCATTGTAAACTTCTCCGTCAATTTTTCCAGTGGTTTGTAGCTTGACTAAGGCTTTTAACTCCTTCTTTATATTTTCTATATTTTCATCTATTTCCTCTATCCTATTGTTCCTAAATCTCTTCTTAAGCACCTTCTCAATATTCTCCAGCAATGTCTTTGTAAAACCCTCTTTATTTTTCTGTATATCGTTAAAAACCTTTACAAAAGCATCCTTTAACACCTGCTCCCCTACTGCTTTCATATGGCAGGCATCTTTTCCCTGTTGGATATAAGTCTTACATTGCCATACAATTTTCTTACTCTTATTATTGCTATTCCAAATCCTTCTTTTGAAGGTATTATTACAATCTCCACAGACGATCTTGCTACTAAAGGGATATTTGCTGGAGTATTTTCCTCTATCCCCTTTTTTGTTATTTTTAAGAAGTGCCCTCCTTTCTTTTTCTTCCTGTACCCTCTGCCATATTTCCTTAGGAATGATGGCTTCATGGTTCTCCTCTATAAAGTATTGATCTGCAAAGCCTTGGTTCTTTACTCGCTTATGGGTTAAAAAATCTACTGTCACTGTCTTTTGTTGAAGCAATGCTCCATAATATTTTTCATTGGTTAATATCAAGGTTATTGTGCTATCCCACCATTTTTTATTGCCTGTTACTGTTGGAATCCCATCCTGTTCTAGTCCCTTCGCTATTCCTTGAGCACTTTTTCCTTCTAGGTACTCTTGATAGATCCTCTTTACAATTCTGGCTTCTTTTTTATTGACTACAAGGTTTCCATTCTCATCCTTATCATAACCAAGAAACCTTGTTGTATTGCAAAATACTTTTCCATCTTTAAATCCTTTAACAATCCCCCATCTAGAGTTTTCTGATATACTTCTTGATTCTTCCTGTGCTAAAGAACTAAATATCGTCATCATGACCTCCCCTGAAGCTTCTAGTGTATTTATTCTTTCTTTTTCGAACTCTATCGCTACTCCTATGCCCCTTAGCATCCTTGCATATTCTAAAACATCCATTGTGTTTCTAGCAAACCTTGAAATGGACTTTGTAAGAATTAAATCAATTTTTCCTGCTTTAGCTTCTTTAATCATTCGTTGAAACTCTGGTCTTTTTTCTGAATTGGTTCCCGATATCCCTTCATCTGCAAAAATATCACACAGCTCCCATTCAGGATTATTCTGAATGAGAGCTGTGTAATGTGATACTTGTGCTTGATAACTATTAAGTTGTTCTTCATGATGGGTACTTACTCTACAATAGGCTGCTACTCTTTTTACTTCATCCTTTGCTTTTCCATTGAAATTTTTATAGACCTTTGGTTTTATAACTGTTACTTTTTCCATATAACCACCCTTTCAAATATATTCTTTTTAGTGTGTCAATGATATAATTCATTCGCTAACTAATCAAGTTAATTCCCTGATTTTTAGCCATTTGAAAGGATTTTTTATTTTCTATATCTATGGCAATAAACTCTTCTTCTGTAATTAAATTTCTAGATTTAAGATCCTTTAAAATATGTGTACTTAATAAATATTCTACTGATTTGTTTACCATGAAATTCCCCCTCAATTTTGTAATAACCTCGTAATAACATCTGCCCTTCTTATTTATAAATCAAATAATCTTTATACCAATTCACCCTTTATTGTAATCAAGCCATTTTGAAGTCTACCTACGCCAATTACTCTGTATTCCTTACCAACTACTTTAAATCTTTCATCTTCAATAAAATGCTCTCTATTTTCTATATTGTCTTGTAAAATAGCCATGATTTCATTTTCCAGCAATACAATAGGTTGATTAGATTTAATATCCATTGCTCTATTCTCTGCAATTGCTGGAAAGTAAATATCCTGTGGGTCAGTATACTCATAAATCGGTCTCCCCATTGGATCATAGCCTACTATTACTTCTTCCCCTGGTATCTCTTTTAGAAGTAACTGGTTACATTTTCTAAGCCTTGCCCTATAATGATTCTCCTTTAATGCCACTTGACTTATTATGAGATAAGTGTGATTTTCATCGATTAGAAATATTTTATCTCCTGTTTCAATTAACTCCTTACATCTGATAAACTTATCGTTATAATAATGAACATTATCGGTTGCATCCCATATTAATGCCCAAGCTTCCATATTATTAATTTCTACAGGACTTCCCTTCTCATCAATCATAAAGTCTATGATTTCTTCTAGTTTTTTAGACATACTCCACCTTCCTTTAATCTCTACATTCATATAACCATAATTCTAAATAATCACTCCACACCTTCATATCCAATACTTTATACTGAATATCACCAATCATTAGCTTTACATACTTATGTATTAAGGGCTCTCTATCGCAGAAAGCCCTTTGGGTAATTTCCAGTTCATAGCCATCTTCATAATGAAAATTCTTATGATATGGCTGTAAATCTCCAAGTATCTTTCTAACTACTTGTTGTTCATTGTCTAATATTTTAATTTCTCTATCATAAAACATTAATAGCCACCAACCTTTATTTTAGGTGGTGGCAATGCAAGTTTAATCTCTTCAGGAACCCCTATCTCAAAAGTTGCATTCTTTTCTCCTTCACGTTTTTGAATCAATCCTGTATTGTTTCTATTTCTATACAAGTACACTGCAAAGTCAACTATAGTATCATCATATTTATCTGGCAACTCTGAAACATTGCAATAACCAAGGCTAACCTCACAAGCCTTTTTTAGAAAGTGATTTAGCACATGATCCTTAGTACTATCGATAAGATCTATTTCTAATAACTCTTTCATCAATTCCAACATCACTTTACCCCTCCAATTCCTTGATAGCTTGAATCAGATCTTCTTTTTTCATTTTATTCGTATTAATTCCCTTAGACTTTGCCAAGCCTTTTAACTCCTTGTATTTCATAGCCTCATATGCTGGTGTTTCTTCAACTTTATTTTCTTGCTTTTTAATGGGGTTATCTCTGTAGAAACAATTTTGTATATGAGCATCAAATGAAATATTGCTGTTGTAATCTATCCCACAATAAGGACATTTCAATATCATCACCCTTTCTTTTAAAATAGAAATAGGAATGCACCCTAAGGCACACCCCTACTTTGAATATTCTTAGCCTAATAACCTACAAGCCAATTCAGGATTTAAAGTCTTTACTCCACAGAGCATATCAATCGAAATAACATCCTTCTTGTATTGACTATTGTAATCATAAATTACCCTTAAACCAAATCCATCATAGTTGACGATTGCCTTTTGCTCCGAACTTAGTCCCCTTGGTAATGCAAGTGGTCTACTTACCAATGCAAAGGCATTTTTATGGAATGCAAGATTAGCAGTATGGTTACCAGTAATAATCACTTCAGTATCATCGGCAATATCCGTTGTAGCAGGATATACTTTTACAGTGATCTCATTACTAGCAGCAGTAGCATCCTCTTTTATTACGTAGGACTTGCCTCCAATAGATAGGATATCACCTTTGATAAGATTTCCTGTTAGGTTTATCCCATCTATTACTAATTGAGTTGAACCTGCACTTACTGAACCCTTTACTTTTATTGTCCCTTCATCACCAGCTAAAGTTCCTTTGCTGTGGGTTAGGACATTTTGATCCATAAATATATTAAAGCCAAACTTTCTACCTAAGGAGGCTTCCCTCATGGCAGTACCATTATCCCCTACTTTATCAGCTTCATGGAAGGTAGGTAATTGCAGAAGTTTATCCTCTGCTGTTGTGTCAATCACAAGGTTTCTATTTGCAAAAGGTACTTTATTGTCATTTAATATTTTTCTAGCTCCAGTAATATCACTTACTTCACCTGGAGTGGTTCCTGCTATACCACTGGCATTAGGAACATCATTATATAAACCAAGTAAATATAGATCTATTTTATTGGCAAACCCCTGCATTGCTGGAACTAATAGTTGTTCACTGAAATCTTTAATGTCCATAGTTAACTGTTCAGAGGTTACTTCAAAGGATACATCTAGTAATTTATCCATTACTACTGTATCAGAACCTTCCGTTGCATCTTGAATCTGAATGCCTGTATTTCTATCAAACTCCTGTGCTTCAAATGTTGCTGGTTTTCTGATGGTTACTGTATTACCCACACCAGCCACAAACTCCTGTGAATAATCTCTATGTACCAAACTTGCCATAACTGTATTATTTCTTAATTGCATTAATGCTTCCTTTGCTATAATTGATGGTGTTAAAATTGTATTTCCCATAAAATATCACCTTTCCCTTTCAAATTTTATTTATTTCTCTCTTTGATATACTCTTCCATCGATAAACCTTCTAAATTACCAGATTTGACTTCACTATCTTTTGGTGGTACATAACCTTCTCCTTTTAATCTTGTCTCTACCATTTTCTGTACAGATTGACTAAAGGTATTCTCTAATGCTTGAAGGTTAGATGCAGTCATCTCTTCATCCTTACCAATAAAAAAATCTACCAACTCAACGGGTAGATTCTTTTCTGTAGCTATTTTGATGGCTTTATTGGTTAAGGATTCCCTTAATTTTTCCTGCTTCATCTGTTCAATTTCACTTCTTAACTTCTCAACCTCAACTTCCTTTTCATCCTTCTCTGGAAATCTAGTTTTGATTTCCTCGGAGATTAGGTTTTCAAGATTGTTACTTTTCCAAGTTTCTAATCCTTTGGATAGATGCTTATCCTTAATGGAATCCATCCAGCTTTTCGCTTCAGGATTTACTTCTAAGAATTCCTGCACCCTTGCAACAGTTAATGGATTTATCTCCTGCAAATATGCAATGACTTCTTCCTTTTTTCCTTCTTCACTTTGTAAAAACTCTTTTACCTCTTCCAATGTCATAATAAATAATCCTCCTTATAATTTGCCCTTCCAACTCTAAGAACTGGAAACGCATGTTTTTAGATATAAAAAAAGAGCTACTTCCTATCATCACGAAAGTAACTCTACGGCAACGATAATTTCTACTGTTATACTGGCACCCAACAACACTGACAAAATACATGGGCAGGGATCTCAGGTTTATTGGGATCATCTACTGCAAAAATACTTCCATCCATCATTTCACAATAGGGACAGGTATTTTCACAAAGAGCAGCTACCCACATTACTCTATCCACCATTTCTGAAATAAGAAATGCATTTCTCTGAACTTCTTCAAATACCCTTGCCTGTTCTGTCATGAGTAAACGGTAGGATTCGTAATTAGATCTTTTAAAGGTCTCTTGTATGCTGTGGGATAGTTCTACCAATGTAGCATGCTTCTTCAATCCTTTATCAAACTCAACATAAAGTCTATTTGCCAACTTTTTCTTATTCTCCATGATCCTATTATTGAATGTACTCCCTTTATAGTCTCTAAAGATTATCTCTTGAATAAAAAGAGGCGTAAGTGTAGTACTACCCCTACTCCCCCATAACTTCATATGCTCTTCATGACTCTTTCTAATAATTTCTTCTAAAGCATCCTTGCTAATATGAATATCTCGTGTTATCAGTTGCTTCGTTTCTTTAACAATTGTCTCTTTAACTTCCTTTAATATCTTTTCTCTCTCATATCGATTAGCATGAAACCTCCCTTCTTTAGAATATCTATCAAATAAATCTATTAGCATAATCAACAGTCCACCCAGCACCTCCTTATGTTGGCTATAAACTTCTTTGACATCATCATTCACCTTTTCTATGGCTTCCTTTTTTATCTCTAGGATTTCCTCTCTGTAATTACCATTCAATTGTCATCATCTCCCGAAGTTTCAAAATCAATTTTCTCCAACTCAGATTTGAATTTCTGCACCTCCACCTTGGGATTTTCTACAAATGGCAATAAGGTCAGTAGGGTTTCTTGAGAGCATATATTTTGTAGTTTTCCAACAACATCTGCAAGGCCTACAAGATCCGTAGGCAAATTACGTGTGAATTTAATGGCTACATCTCTATAGTCAAAGGTTTTACCTTCCTTCTTCTTGACATAGATAAAGAGGTTTTTCAGTCTTTCTTTAATCACCTTTTCCATAAATGCTTGTCTCATGGCAACTCTATTTTCAAGATTTAAAAGCTTGTTTCTGAGTGCCAAAGAGGAAGTATTGCTTGCCCAATTTTCATTGAAATTCACCTCATCCATCATGTCATAGATTTTCCTCTCAATATTATCAAGTTCATTCTTTACAAAGGAATCATTGATGTCCTTTGTCAGCCATTTTACTGAGCCACCTTTGGGAACCTGTATAATCCCCATAGATTTCATTTTAAGTAAATCTCCTTCTTCAATTTTTGCATTTTCAATCACCAAGTAAGCATTTCTATGATCTGCAATTTCGTTGACTAAGTCTGAATTCAGGGCATTATAAGCATCAAATAAACTCAGTACATCTTGAAATCCACTTTTCCTCTCACTGCTGGCAGGGCATACGATTACAGGAACACGATTGAATATGTGGTTATGTTTGTCTATATATCCTAGTTCTGTACCACCCTTTTCATCGGTAGTAATTTTATAATGTAAAATCTCTGTATCAGTATATACATCTAAGTACTCCGTTTCATCAAATCGCCTTGTAAATCTATGAAGTGCCAACAATACATTCCTCTCAGCAGTACCATCCTCCAATACATAAGCTTCTAATGGTGTTAAAATAGAGGAGCAAAATTCCCCTTCAGAATTAAGGTAATTCAGCTCATAACTCTCTCCATAAATCTCGCTCATTTTTCTAAGATTAATATTATGCTCCTTATCCCAATGGCTTGTATTTCTGTCAATACAATCAGTAATCTCTGTTTTATCTGTTTTAGACACAAAATTAACAGGCTTACCTAATAGATAGCCTGTCTCATTATCAACAAATTTTCTAGGAAAATTAAAAATGAGTTTTTGATTACTCCTGCTGTCCTGCATGGCATAGTTCTTTAAAATACTATGCCTGCCTTCATAATATTCCTTGTAGATCTTTTTATCAGTAGAATTTTTCTCCAACTCACTTAAACATTCCAATATTAATTTTTCAGTTATTTTCAAAGTATCAGCTCCTTTCAAAAAATAAAAAAGAACCTATATAAAAGTATAGGCTCCGATCGCATTGTAATTACTAACTGATTTTAAACATTTCTTCTGCATTTGCAGAGTTGCAATAATTTCTCATGTCACATTTATTAGCTAAATACCAACCAATTTTTTGTTTCCATGAATCATTAGCATCTTCTCCTAGTTCTACATCCAGTTCCATTCGATACTGAGTAATTCTATTGATTCTTATATTATCAACATCAATAAATACTGGGTTCCTTCTATTTTTGCCCTCTAAAATATAGTTTATAGCTTCATTGATATTGTTTAGTTCTAAAGTTAAATCTAGACTCGGATCTTTATTGATTAGTTCAAAAGTATACATCGGCACTCCAATCACACCTTTCATGTTTTTCTACAAGTATACCATATATCTCTAAAATAATAATCCTCTATCATAAAATTTTAACTTCTGAACTCCCTGCACCAATTGCACAGCACCGTATAAAGAATCTGGAGCATCATCATGTTTGGCTCCTTTATTATAATCCTTCACTTGATTGTTATAGGCAATATTATCAGAATTAAACAGAATATATCCCTTCTTAATATCAGGCTCCAATGTAATAATCCTCTCATGTTTTTGCCCCTTCGCCACTACTTCATCCACTGGAACATATATTTTATTTTGCCATAGCTGTTCTTCAAATTTCTGTTTCATATAGCTCTGTGCCTGTGTAGCTTCAAATCCAATCTTCTCAACAGGATATATTTGTAGCTTTTCAACTACAACTGAAAATAAATCATCGGGAAGTAATTTATAAATAGAACCATCTACAACATACATTTGATTGGTCTTTCTATGCTGTCCAAGAATCGTAATGGCAGAATAATCGTTCCTCTTTCCTGCTTTAATTGCAGGGTCAATATACATAGCAATTTCTAATTCCTCATATTCAGGAAGCTTGTCCCAATAAGATATATTTTGGAATATATAATCATCACTGCTACGTGGATTGTTCTGCATCTCCTTATAAAAGGATTTATCCCCCATCGCTTGTTTCTTACACATAAGATAATAGTAGTCTAGGTATTCTGACCATAGGATTTCTGTTCCTTCCAACATTTCCTCTTCATGGGCATAAAAAAAGGACTTGGCAGTTTCAATTCTATCCAAATCCTGAAGATCATTATATTTAGTTTGCCACTGACTCCATAGGTCATCCCTTTCTGCCCAATTAATAATAGCTGCTTTCTTTATACTTCTAACCCCTGAGATTTTACCCTTTAATAAATCTGCCATCAAATCTTCCTCATGAAGAACAGTTCCAACTACCAGTATATTGGTATCTCTAGTTCCAATGGGAATCACAACATCTGTAAAGGTATTTTTGACTTGTTCCCTTTTCGTTTCTGATTTTGCTGTATCATCCTTCAATAAATCATCAAGAAGAACTAACTGGGGTCGATGTTGTTTAAAATGGATTCCTCTAAGAGAGCCATCAATTCCACGAATCATTATGCAAGCATCCAATCCAGCCCTACCCCTAATCCATATTTCATTATTATTCCATCGATTACCCTTATGAATACCAAAGTCCTCAATTAGTAACTGGTTGTTCTCTAATTCATCCTTTATCATATCAAGGAATGGTAGGGCAATCTGTTCTGTTGCCGATATAATCAATGTAAATTGGGATTTGTTATACAAAGTGGAATAGAGGGGAAATAGAAAAGAGTTGATTGTACTTTTGCCATGCTCCCTTGGGAGTCCAAAAGCTTCAATCAACCCTTTATTGTTTAACATATATTTTAATTCTTCAAATAGCTCCTTGTGAAACTGCCCAAACTTCCTGTCAAAATATTTAGGGAAATAACACAAGGCAAAAAACTCTATATCCATCTCGCCAAGTAACTTACGAAGTTCTGAAAATGCAAACTCCCCAACAAGTTCTTCTATCTTGTCTGAGGAGAAATATTTGTTTAGGTATTGTTTTAGTAAGATGTTCTGACGTTCAGATTCTATAATATTTATATTAATTATCATTGCCTCCTCCCTCGATGTATAAGTTATCACTTTCCTTAATTACATATACTTCTTTATTCGAAGTAAACATACTTTCATCTTTTTTACTTAAAATGTTTGCATGGAAAATAACATTACTTTCTTCATCTATATATTCCATCTTAGCTTCATAAATATTATATTTGTATAAAATATTTAAAGTAGGATTTATATATATAAGGTTGTTCTTTACATATACATAGCCAATGATTCCCCACATAATTGCAAATTGTATTACTCCAGATACTGTACTTAAATTTATGGTTATAAATGGAAATATGTATACTGAAAAATAAGAAATTATATATTCATGACTCTTGTTTTTAATATCTACTACTGTAACTGTAAAGTAGTCCTCTTTGTATTCTTCAAGCCCATCTATCATTTTTTTCATGATAATCAATATTACTATTGATAAACAAATGAAAAACACTATAATATAAGTTTCTACAAAATATGCGAGACCTTTCACACTTAAAATAACTGAGCTTTTAGAACTTAGTATTTCTTCAATGCTTAAGCTCTTATCTACCAATATTTCTGTAACCCTATTCCATAATGAACTACTATTCTGTACAATAATAATTAAATATAAAGGAATATAAGAAGTTAGAAATAACAAAATTCTATTTTTGTATATTGTTTTTTTAAACATCAATTCACCACCTAATTTAGATCAGCTAACCTCCTTAACACTAGTTGCAAAATATCTATGCATGTCAACAGCATCTTTTACACAACATCCACAAATAAGTTTCATTACATCAGATACATTACAATCTTTATTTGAATAGTCAATTTTGCTGTTTTCAATTTTAACTTTCAGTTCATATTCATCTATAACAGATTGTGCTGATTTGATATGCTTTTTAAGCCATTTTAATCTATCTTTATTAACCACATAAACTAATTTTCTAACTAGATTACCGCTTTCTAAACATCTAGTAGAGAACTCATCAAAATTGTTTATCACTTTTTCACTTTTCAGTTTTTCCAATGAATTTTTAACGTATTTTACATATTCTTCATTGAAAGAAAATAAAAGTTCAAAATAATATTTATTGATAATGTATATGTTGCTATTTACTTCTAATGCATCGATTTTAAAGTCTAATGTAAATATTTGTTCATTAAATTCTTCAATATTCCCATTTACAATACTAAATTTTTTATTTTCATTTAGAGCTTTAGGAGTAGTAAATTTCCTGAAAATTGATAATTTCTTTTTCTTGTCATTTGTAAATACAACTACATATCCCCAAATATCATTTATATCTACATCTATGTCCGAGGCTTTTTTAGCTTTTATAGGATTAAGTCCATTTTTTATTTTTTCTAGGTTATTAACCATTTTAGATTCTAAAAATTCAATTGAATCAGCTTCAGAACCGATAACATCAAACTTTTCAACTATCTTCCCATCAATTGAATCATAAACTTTATTTTTGTATTCATCCTGTAGGCTTTTTTTTAGCTTTGGAGACATATTACAGTAAAATGTACTATATAAATACTCATTCTTAACCTTATCACGTAAAATGTAATAAATTTGAAAGCTTTCAATTTTAACATCAAAAAAACTTTTTATATCATTATTTAATCTTTTAGTGTTCATTTTCTCCTCCTAATACTTTTGCCTTACTATATAATATTAGGAATAATTTTGTAATTTCCTGCATACTCTTCAAAAAAATTTTCACCCCCTTTGCTGACGGCTATATTTCCACAAATAGAAGCACCCCTCCCATTGAAGAAGTGCATTAAAAAAGAATGGTATTTCTACCACTCTAGTCCTTCTAAAGCTTCTACTTTGTCCCTTTCAGTTGTTAAAGTGTAAATATTTGTAGTCTGAATATTATCATGTCCAAGGATCTGTTGGATTGTGGTGATTGGCTTACCTTCCTTCACCAACTTATACCCCAAGCTATGCCTTAATTTATGGGGATTTACTTCTATTCCCACCCTATCTCCATATTTCTTTAATATTAGATTGATGGCATTTCTCTTTAAGTTGCCTCTTTGACCTATAAATAGATGTTCATCGGTTGATTCTCTTCTGACTTCTAGATATTCAGTGATGGCTTTTCTAGTGTCCTTGTTCAAAGGAACACCTCTTAATGCATTTCCTTTGCCAAGCACCGATATCTTACCCTTTCTATCGGATATTTCTATATCATCTAGCTTGAGATCTACCAATTCGCTTACTCTTATGCCTGTTCCTAGCAGTATTTCAATGATTGCTATATGCATCTTATCCCCTAAACGATGGATCTCTGCCCTAAGCTTCCTTAACTCCTTATCCTCAAACCCTTTATATTGGTGTGTTTCCTTATTTTTTATAGGTTTGATGCTTAGTTCCTTTTCAACCATCCCTTCCCTGTGTAGCCAAGCTAAGAAGGCATTAACACTTGCAATTTTACGGTTTATTGTTATGATTGAGTCAGTACCATTTTGCATATGCTTCTTATATTCTACTGCGTCCAGCTCTATTAGTTTATCTAAGCCATATCCAGTTCGGTTATTATACCAGTTGATAAAGGCTTTAGTATCTCTAATATAGCAGCAAATGGTATCATCACTTTTATCTTGCCCTTTCAAATATTCTTCAAAACCGTTGATACAAGCCATGTTCAGCACCTCCATTAATATTTGGTGTGTACATGATACCTCTGAAGGCATTGAAAGTAAAGATAAATTTCAATACATAACCTTCATTATGTCGTGAAATTGGGCTAAATTAGGCTCATAATTGCAATAAAAAGGGCATTTATCTCCCTAAAAACTCAATACATAATGTTTCTACTCATCAGTATATTCATCTTCCTGGGGATCGTCTAATCTATTATCTTCTTCATCCACCTCTGAATATTCAGCATCGATAGCATCCTCTTGGATCATTTCTAAAAAGAGTTTCTTTCTAGCTTCTTCATTTTGACTTGTATCCAATATAAGTTCCTTCTTATCAGACCATTCCTCTGGCATACGATTTCTAAGGAAAAATGAAATGGCTTGAGCAGATGGTGGTTGGTGACGTTTTGTCTTTTCTATTTTAGTTCTCTTCTTTCCATTTTTATCTTCTTCAACAATAGTTTTAAGTTCCTCATACTCATAACCATTGCAAAGCTTTAATAAAGATTTCTCCACATCGTTGCATAACACACTCCTGCCCATATCTACCAATTCAGATAGTGTTTCATTTTCTTTACAATAACGATACCACGTATCATGGGATATAGATAATTTCTTGCAAATCTCCCTTACTGTATCTCCTTGTATCACCCATTCTTTTATGTCAGATAGTCTAGGTAATATGTCCGAATCATATCTAGTTGTTTTATTGGGGATTCCTTTCCTGCTACCCATAATCTTCACCACCTTCCTATTTTCTTGTATTAAAAAAGAGCCTTGTTATTGGCTCTATAATTCTACTTATTCATAAGTGAAGGTTTAAGCATAAATGTATTGTGTTCTAATATAGGTATATTAATATCTCTATCTCCACTCAATGTACTCATACCGTTTCTGATAGCATAATGTATTCTTACATTAAAGCTACCTACAGAATATGTATTTGTAATTTTTACTGGTATTAATTTACCTGAAGTCACCATGTCATGCAATGCTTCTTGATATGCCATGAATTTCGATAGTTTTCCAGAGAACTTTTCCAATTCTTGTTCTTCTGTTTGCTGAGAACATTCAATTGAATAATTGCTTAAACCTGTAAATTCATCAGCTAAATGAATATACGTTTTATTTTCTAGTGTTCGTAATATCTTTTCCTTATAAGCATCTACCATTCTTTCATCAACTTTCATCTTCTTCATAAAATCATACCTGTCTATTAATGAATACATATCTCCATCCCCTTTCACCATTATTTTACACTAGCAAAAGGAAATGAACAAGCTTAAAAGATCTGATTTTACTCAGTCCTCATACTCTCTACTTCCATTAAACATACATGAAATCAAGTTAATTGCTTACAATACAAATCGATTTTAATATATTCTCCACCCACAGAAAATAAATATCCCTTTTCAGGGTATACTAATTATAGATATTTTCAAGGAGGATACTACAATATGAATTATTCTTATTTTAACGGAAAAAGAAAAATCGGAGGAACCGCAGCACTATTGCACAAAATTAAATTAGATGGAGGACTTGAGGAACACTATAAAAAATTAATTGATGACTTCGTAACATGTGCTATCGAAAAAGGCAATCAAGAATTAAAATTAAACAATTTTAAAAGGGTAAAATGAATAATTTATACATCTATAAACCTCGAAACTATCTCAATTATAGAATTCGAGGTTTTTATAATTAATCTTATTTTCACTTCTTAAAACAGCTACATCATCACTACTACCAACTTTTTCAATATATCTATTTACAATTACATCAGCATATTTAGGATCAAGCTCCATCATCCTGCAAATTCTATCAGTTTCTTCACAGGCAATAAGTGTAGTTCCTGAACCTCCAAATAAGTCTAGTACAATATCCTTCATATCACTACTGTTCTTGATTGCTCTAATTACAAGATCAACTGGTTTCATTGTAGGATGTAATTCTGATACTTTAGGTCTAGGAATATCCCAAACATCACTCTGCTTTCTGTCTCCTAATGGATGTAGCCTTGCCTGACCTTCCTTCCAACCATACCAAATCGGCTCATACTTTGTATGGTAATACTTCCTTGAAAGCACCAATGAATCCTTGTTCCATATAACCGTAGATGACCAGTGATAATCATTCATAGAAAGTGTTAACATCATATTTCCCCATTCCTGTGCTGACATAACCACATAGGTCATAGCCCCTTCTTTAGAAAACTTATTCATTATTTTGAAAGCACCATTCATAAATTCTTTAAAATCCTCTGTTCCCATAAAATCGTTTAATATTGTTCTAGGCTTATACCCTTGAGCATTTCCTTCACTAACTGCACCGTAGTTTACATTCCATGGAGGGTCTGTGAAAACCATATCCGCTCTATCTTCTCTCATTAATTTTTCTACATCTTCTTCCTTGGTGCTATCACCCACTACCAACCTATGTTTCCCTAATATCCATACATCTCCTAGTTTTGATATTGGCTCCTCTGGTAATTCAATTTCAAAATCATCATCGGGATTTTCCCCACTCTCACTTCCATCTGTCGGCATATGCTCATCAAATAACTTTTCCGCTTCTGACCAGTCAAAACCTGTTAGTTCCACATTATACTCTTCTAATCTCAAATCATCTAGTAACTGACTTAGTTTTTCTTCATCCCATCCACCTGTAATTTTATTCAGAGCGATATTAAGTGCCTTCTCTTTTGTCTTATCAACTTCAATAACAATACAGTCAACCCCTGTATAGCCTAGTTCCTTTAGCACTTTGCTCCTTTGATGCCCACCAATAATCGTCATATCACTGTTTACAATAATTGGTTCAACATATCCAAACTCTTCTATACTTTTCTTTATTTTCTCAAATTCTCTATCCCCAGGTTTCAAATCAACCCTAGGATTATATTCTGCATGCTTAAGATCTGCTATATTTATTTTTTTGAATTCCAATCCATCTCACCAGCCTTTCTATTTCCTTACTTATACAAGTTGAAATAACATATATTAAACAAAGTCCATATAGCCCTAAAGCCACCCTCGATGTTTCAAATGCTAAAACTTTTAATATCTCCATTGTCTACCCTCCTTCTAGGAATAGTAATTAAGGCACAATCCTAAGACTGTGCCAATCCTTCCAATAGATTCATGTAGAATTTATAATCCATTTCTTCTCCATCACCAAATGATATATTAAGACCACTATGATTATTTCTACTGATCTTAATTCCATCTGTATAAGTAAACTCCATTAATCTATTCTTCTTCATAAATTCCAACATTTCCTCACAGTTCATTCTTCTAATTGATTTCATTAACATCTTCCTCCTTAAATTTAGGTAATTAAAAAAGAAGATAGAAATTAATCTACCTTCTAAAATTAATAATAATATTCTCAGTCACCAGTGTATTTTGCTGGGGACTGAGATGTTTTGAAGTCAAACCCTTCCCCCCTATGATTGCCCAAAAGCAAACCCCGCTTTTGCACAATCTTCCCCCCAAGGGGACAATGGGTATATATATTTCTTATCTCACAATTAAAAGTGTGAATGTCCTATATAATATATATAAGAGTTTCACGCTTTTGATAAATCAACACTAACTATATATTCTCTATTATTATCTGGGTTTTTTATAATCCCTAGTTCCTTCAATTTTTCTTTGAAGTTTTTATTTCTTAATATGGAATCGTCCATTCCGATTTGTTTACAATACTCTTTAAACACTTGATGTTTTATAATCCCTCCAACCTGCGTAAACTTGTTCTCAGATTTTATTTTTTCTATCAGAAGTTCCTGCTTAGTTGGTTCTTGAAAATAATATCTATTAATGAAACTATCAAGATTAACTTGAAAATATCTTTTCATCTCTGTAATTAACATCTGATTCAAAATATTCCTACCTATAAAATAAATATCCACTTCTTCTTTTATTCTAAAAGCCGTCCTTCCAATTTGTTGAATAGTAGAAATAAGATAATCATTTATTTCAGTATTGCTTACATTTTGTATTTTTGAATCATCATCAATCCTTCTTCCTACTGCTAGACATTTATTTTGGTAAAATGTACTAGACTTATTCAACTGTCCCATAATTATCAATCTTTCACAATTAGAAAAGTCATTAACTCCTGTTGTAAATTCCCCATGATGTATTACTGTATACCCTTCATCACCATATACATCCTTAAGCTCCTGTTTGAAATCATCCTTAAAATCATATGCTCTGTCACCTGTTATTTCTTTATAAACCACTATTAATGTTTTCTTTGCTTCTTCTAACATTAAAGAACTACATTCTAAAGCTAGATTTCTCAAGTTGGCTTTATAAGCCATTTTTCTAGCTTCATTATTTAAACCTCTATCACTTACCCTCAGTAATTTACTTTTAGATGTATTTGCATCTTTTTTGGGTACAAACACATTTATTGTCCTTTTATCATTCTTAATTTCATTGCAAATGACTCCATTAGATTTTAAATAATCATAATCCAAGTGTGCTGTGGCATCAAGAATAATGGTTTTCTCAAAATCTTTGCTATAGGATAATAAATCTAAATATTGATATTCAGAAACTGCTCTAGTTAATTGTCTACCTTCTTTTTCAGCACGTTCCTTACTATCTCCAAATCTCCAAGGGATATTTGTTGTAATTTGAACACTATTTAGTATCCTTTCAATAGTAAGCAAGTCTTCATATTTTTCACGTTCTATCGTTGTATCATTATAAAAAGCATCTAACAATTCTTGTTCAAATGCAAATCCTTCTCCCCCTCGGAAAAATTTCTTTTGTTTTTTCACTGGCTCATTCATATCCTCTGGATAATCTAATGATTCAAAGTACTCTTTAATTTCCTTAAACAATTCTTCATACTGGTTATATTTATCAATTATAATTTCATGTATCTTTTTAAAACTTGCTTCAGTAATTCCTGAAACGTCACACATATCTATTTTTTCGTCAATTATTAGAAGCTTTCTTCTAAGCTTTTGACCATCTTTTTCAAAGAACATAATATCTTCAAAAAATTCATCTATGTAGTTGCTTAAAAACAGTCTTGTATGTGTAATGGCTAAAATTCTATGCTTATTACATTCATATTTACTCTTCCTGGCACTGCATGGTATTCTGCAACCATGACATAGGCGATAATCATAATTCACATAATCAGAAGGTGGTCTACCAAAATACCATAATTGGCTTAAATCTTTATACTTTTGACAATCTGTAAAATTAAAACCTCTTACCGTTCTAGCAATAAAACCTGTATGTCCATTAATATAATCATTTTCTTCATTTCCCTTTTTGCTATTATTATCAATGTAGTTATAATAAATTTTTCTCATGTTATCTCTATCATTTTCATATAGATATTCCTCAGCATATTTATCATAAATACCCATATCAATACAAAAGTCGTGGCACTCTTTAAGTGTTTTCTTTACAACGATTGCTCCAAATTCAGGATCATTATCATGCATGAATTTCACAAATTCAACCAATAAGCATGACTTACCTTGTCCCATTGGAATATTTGCAATAATAGGTACATTGATATCACTTTTTGTAGGATAATATAATAACTGAGCTAATTTATAAATGTTATTCTTTTGGCTCTCGCTTATTTCATTTCCATACCATACTTTTTGCATATATATAAATGCTTCTGTGATTGTCTTTGGTGAAAAATCATTAGAATCTACTTCCACTATCTCTCCCACTGTTTTGCTCTCCAAGTATATGCCCCCTTTAAAATGGGATTTTATCTTTATACTTATTATAGATTCCCATTACTTTTCTCAGCATAGGACTATCCTTAAAAATGTAAATCTTCCTATTTCTATCTTTCAAATCTTCTTTTATACCTATACAGTGAAACCTATTAAACATAAGCCAACCAGCCATTCTTTCTTGTGTAATTACAATTGTATCATCCTTCATTTGTACAGTCCCCCTTATTTGTTTTCTATTTATGACTTCCATAAAAGTGGGTGTGGAACATCTAGTATTAGGGATACTAGCAAACTTGTTTGCGTGTAGCCCTTATGCTAGACTTGCCCACTGTACAAATTAGTTTAATCAGTCTTGTTGAAATCAAATTTTATTTTACTGTCCATAAAATGAATATTAATAATATTTTAGTTACCTTCTTATATTCTCCACCAACGTGTGGCTGGAAGCCACATAATTCCTATTCATTAATGGCAATACTCTTTAAAATTAATCCTATGCTTTTATCAGACACTTTTCCTTTTAGAATATTAGCAACCGTTAACTGACTGCAATTAAATAAACTATGTTCTCCATACTGGATATATTTTGAATCTGGGAATACTTTTGCATATTCAATATCATCTTTAATTAATATAACTTGATTCTCTTTCACTGCAATATCGAATGTTATATCTTCCTTACCATTCTCTATTATATCAATGACCTCCATATCTAAGGGTTTACATCTAAATTTATCCGACATAATATCAATAGCCTTTAATCGTTTCTTTTCTTCTAAATGTAGCATTTTTACTATATTATCGTTATCAGTATTTTTTATTGGTATTTTCTTGTAATTATCGTATAAATAGTGTATATCCCCTTCAGGGTCTTTAACATACACATATCTATCATTTCGTAACGTATCATTTAGAAACTTAAATACAGAAAAAAATAAATTAATGATGAAGTCCTCCGTACATGGTTTCACATTAGCAATAGCATTACTAATTGTCGGCAAGTCATATTCTGTAAATATCTTCTCTGCTTCTAGAATATATTTAGCATCAATTTCTTTAAATTTATTGTATTTATCTTCTTTATATCTTCTGACAGTCGCCCAATGTTCATCTTCTTCCCACTGGCTCCAATTTTTATGTAATTCCATCATCTCATGCCTATATTTATTCTCTTTTTTGATCTTCTTGAGACATTCTTTATTAGCTTCTTCTCTTTCTTCCGTATAGTTTTTATATAGAACCTCTACCTTTCCTAAGCATCCGTTATATTTTTCATGGTCATATTCTCCATTTATTAATTTTTGCTGAATCAAATCTACTCGATTATCCCATTTCATCACTATATCATCTATTTCATCCAACAGATAACCTTTGATATTGCCTGCAACCTTATCCAAAAGACCCCAGGTGTATATATAGTGCCTATTATCTATATCTTCGCTATTTTCTTTATACTGCAGAAACTTTGCTTTTCTAGCATATTTATCATTAATGATTTTCATATCCTCTGGTGAGGGAAAATATAATGTTTTTGGAGCATCGATGGCAACCATAGCATTATACAGAACAATGTATATATCCTTCTCATTTTCATAGAACCTGTGTCTTATGTGCTCTCTATGTTGTTCAGATGCATCTAAAATATCGATCCACTCTCCACTATTCTTTTTCTCCCTGATATATTCATTTTTTAGCTTCTTATATTCTTCTGTTTTTTTCTCATACTCTGTTTCAATTTCCAGCATTGAATATGCACCAAACTGTTTACTTTCTGTATCATAATAATCTAATGTTTGTTGGCTATTTGAGTTAATACTTGCAGATTTTAAAGCGATATTACCAATTAGATTTCCTGCCGCTCTATATGTGGCTATAAATCTATTTTCATTATTATAAGCCATTTCTTCCTTATGCCCATCGTCTGGATTAATAAAGTATTTACCATCCTTTGGAATAACTACTGCATTTTTTATGATTTTATTATCTATGACAGTACAGGCATCGCCATCACAATCTGCAGAGCTCATGAGAGCCAATATATCACTTTTTTGATTAAAATATATTAGTTCCCTACATGGAGATAGCCACTTATCTAATGACTCACTTCTAACAAATTTCACATTATGTATCTCACTGTATGCACATAAGGGGTTACGAGCAACTGTTCTCATGTCTCCATCTTGACAATCTGCACTATAGAACTCTTCTTCCCCCAGTCCATTTTCCCCTTGGTTCCTATACATAGCAAAATTCATATAGGAAATAGGATCAATGGCAATATACTGGTACTTTGCCTTGCAAGTAATCTTGCCACAGCATACCTCACGACATTTTTTCTCAATTAATCTTGCCAATCCATTACGGACATATTTTAATTTAACAAAATCTTCGCTTATACTTAACAACTCTTCCACTTTCGTTGCTATATTTTTAGGCTCCTGTAGCATCTTTTCAAAGTCTTCTTCATCCTTATCATCACTATTCATTTTGACTATGTTTTTAAAAAACAGTCTAATTGTATCTATATCAATCTTCCATTGATTATTTTCATCTTTCACATATGCTTTAAGAATTTTTCGATACGCTTTTACATCCTCTTGTGCTAGTTCTATATAATCTTTATAGGATAATGCTAATGCCGTTAATATTTGATAATTCAAACGCCTATAATCTGTGATTTCACTATCGGCTTTATTAATTTTCGTTACGTATAGTTTACTAATAATTCCTTTATATTTTTCCTCTACTGAATCTAGTTTCTTTTTGTACTCTTCCATACCTTTAAAATACTTTGCCAACTTGACCATGCTTTCATTTAATAATATAGTGTTCTTTGTTACTGGTTGCCACTCGTCCCAGCGATCGAGCAATTCAAAATTACCATTCTTAATTCTGCAATATTTAGTTTCTCCCTTGTAGGTTTTTCTTAGGTATTCAACAATGTCAAATTTAGTGATCATTCCTTTGATGCCGATGCCATATGCCCGAATAATGGCAAATTCTACTGGGTAATTGATCTTCAATGATCTTTGAATTTGTTTAAATACTTGTGGTGTTGCTATTCCCCCACCATCGAACACTTCAATTTCTTTATCATGATAATAATCTACTAAATTATAATCAATTATACTTTCTTCTTTACCTTCTTCATCTTCAACCTTTTTTGTAACCTTTTCAACGGTTTTATAATCTTTAATAATATGATAACTAGCCTGTGGCAATACAATGAAATTAGGCATATCACCTGCTATGAAACTACTACTTGTTGCTAGGGAAATTCTACTTAATATATCTTTATTTATGCAGATCTCATCCTTACTCTCTTCTATTTCTTTAAATTTTCCTAATGAAATTAAATCTTCAAATTCCTCTATAAAGGGTCTGAAATCTTCTCTTACGAAAATCGTTTCACATATACCATTTTTCTCTTGTTTCATTCCACCAGTTGTGGCAAACCACCCATAATATTTGCTTCCTTGGAACTCTAGTCCATCAAACCATTCTTCCTTGGCTTTATCCTCTGATTGTGGCAACATCACTTTAATTATCTCTGTAATTAGCTCCTGGTCTTTTAATTCTTGTTGTTTATAAGATTCTATTGCATGGGTTAAAAAGTTATCTGAAATGGTGGTCTCATTTTCATGTAAATCTGAGGATTCAATAACCCCATCTTTAATATGCGATCTATCGAATGAATATATTTTGTATCCTTTTAATTTCATCATCCTGAACACCTCCTGCATATCTAGTTGCTTGCTATAGAAATTGTACCATAGGATAAAAAAAGAACCACCGTTGGGTGGTGGATTGAACTAATAAAATTATTAAACCTTTACCTTCCCAAATACCTCTGCTATCTCATCATCTACTGAGTCCTTATCATATTCAATCTTATAAATTAATTCCGATAGCATTCTTCTTAATTGCTCAATGTTTGTGGCAAGGGAGCCATCCATTCGTGCTCTTGTATTATCATAAATTCTGCCTTGTTCAAGCTGATTTAATTTGTTCGAAATATCTTGTATTTCATGTCTATATTTATTACGCACATCGACTTTTTTAACTAACATATTTTTTCCTCCAAATTTATTATAAATTAAGTTAATAACACCTTAGGGTTAATTGCCTACTATATTCTTTCTATATAGCCAAAGTTATATTGAGACTTAGCAATTGAATCAGAAAGAATTTTATTAGAACTGCTTACAATAAAATCTTTTGTTTTTCTATAGTTGCAAATATTTAAACTACTAATCTTTATCCAAATTTTATTTTTGTTTTCACGCCATTCTAAAGGTGTTAATTGTTTTTCGGGTGAATTAATGCCTTCTGCATCTGTGTAAATATCTAATACTTTAGCTTTATATTCAATTTCATTGCTTCCACCGCTATTTCTTCCTATCGCAAAGTAAATTTCAACAACTTCATTTCTTTTTATAGCATCAATAAATTCATTTCTTCTTTTTACTGCCATACCTCTTGATAACGAATCTGTTGAAAACCAAACTGTCCCATTATCACGGCAAAACTGTTTGTAAATTTTAATTGTTTCAACTCCATCGTATTTATTATTTGATGAATGACCCAACTTCATAAAAATACTAATAGGGTAAACTACTCTAGCTGATGAGTTGTTATATGTAGTTTTTTCTTTGTTTAATAAAATAGCTCTTGTATTTGAATTCAAGTTTCTATATTTATGCCAACTGGAACTCACAGATATCACCTCAATATAGTTAGTTTAACTTATTTTCACTCTTTATCAGAATTTTTTTACATAATACCTCATTCTACAAATACCTTTTAACCCCTTCATAATTCACCAACTTTCAATCGCAATTTCCGACATCTTCCAACAAAAAGAACCACCCCTAAGGTTAGTCCTCCATTCTTAACACATCCTCTAGTAACTCATATCCATTTTCAGTAAAAAATTACTTCCAGTAATTTATCATAGGTTTTTGTGATACTGTATATAACCCATAAAATATTTGATTCCCATTCGCTTAATGTTATACTCCTGATATGTCACTTATTGTATGTAGACGTATTTCCTACAACAATAATACAATTAGTATTGGAGGTAAAAAATCATGATGAAAAATTATAATATTAAAATTTTATTTGGATCTAATGTTAGAGAATTTAGACATAATAAAGGAATTTCTCAAGAAAAGTTAGCTGAACTCTCTGGGTTACATAGAACTTACATAAGTGATGTCGAAAGAGGCTCAAGAAGTATTTCACTAGATAACATAAAAAAAATTGCTAATGCTTTAGAAATTGAGGTATTTAAATTATTTATTTTCAATGAGGAGGATCATTATGATTAGATTTCCCAACCCTGGTTCCGATATAACCACTTTTATTAGAATATTTCAAATTCTACATTCAGAACTTAAAGAAAGGTATTTTTTCACTTTAGATGATATGTCTGAAACCCTTACTAATAAAAATCTAGTTTCTTCTGAAGGATATATGGGAAAAGAAGCACTAAAACGATCAACTAGAAAGGATCGCAGTAGAGACCCTCTCTATAATCAGTCAAAAATGTATGCTGAACTATATAGAATTTTAGGGTGGATTCAATCAGATGTAAACAAAAAATTGAATTTTAAATTTACATATTTAGGCGATCACATGGCTAATGCTCAGCTAGATCCACTATCACTTTTTAAAGAATGTATTTTAGGAATAAATTATCCAAATGCAGTAATTGATATTAAAACTGCAAACTACATAAGACCTTTTGCAACAATTCTAAGAATGATTGATGATTTAGATGGTTATATATCTAGAGATGAAATGATTATTGGACCTTTGAATATCAATGATTTAAGCTCTGAGGAATACCTCTCTGCGTTAAAAAAGATTAAAACCTCAAGACCGTATCACAAAAATTTATTGACTGAGTTAGATGCACTTTCTAAAAATTTAAAAATTCAAGTTAATACATTAGGAAATTATACTCGATTTCCTATCTCAGTTTTAGAATTTTGTGGCTGGATCAAGAAAGAGCGTACAAAAAAAATTTACACAGATAAAAGTTTAGTATTTTTAAAACTAACTGATAGCGGAAAAGTTGCAGCTAAGTTTATTAAAACATCAACAGATATTAGATACAATAAAATACCGAAAGAAATTGATTTTAATTCTTTAGTGAAAGTTTCCTTTTTCCAAATGCTTGAAAGAGGAGGCTTTGAAGTTAATTCAATAAAACAAAATTTATTAGATGATATCCTAAATCTTAAAAAAGTATATGATACAAATCCCCAATATCTTTTTTCTCCATACCAAACATATGATATGGATACTATAAATGAAGCATTATCTGAATATATTCCTAAAAATGACTTAGAATATAGCTCAAAATCATCAAATATACTTGAGGATTTCTCAGAATACTCACCTACTAAAACAATATCAAGCTCATTTGTTACTTTAAAGCCTAACAAAAATATAGTCTTTAGTAGAGCAATAGAAAATGATAATCTAGTAAAACTAATTACAGATTTACATACTTCTTATACATCAGTTTCAGAAGTAGTAGAGCGATTGTTTGATTCCTATAAAAACTCCAATAAAGATACTTTCTATGATTTGACTGCTAATCTATTTTCTATTCTAGGTTATAACTGTACAGCAACAAGACATGGAATAAATTATGAACGATGGGATGCTATAATCAATGACTTAAGGTACAGCATTCCTATTGAAATCAAATCTCCATCAGAAGAAGAATTTTTATCTGTAAAAGCTATCAGACAAGCTCTTGAAAACAAAATCATACTTTTATCACGAAAATCATATATTACTGACTTTGAAACTACTACTCTAGCTGTTGGATATAAATCTCCTAATGATCGTTCAGATGTCAATCAACTAATTGAAGATATTTATAATGCATATAACATAAGGATTGGAGTTATCGATTTTAAATCTTTACTTACAATGACTGTAAAACTAATAGTTGAGAAAAAAGAAATTGATAAAGAAGAATTTAGAAAGTCGAGGGGGATAATAAATGTCAAAGATTTTTAATCAAAAGCAACAACAAATAGTTCCTAAACATTATACAGTAGAGTCCACTCCTATTTCGATAATTTATTACCCTAACAAACCTTCATACATTACTTTTCAAACGGGTACAAAACTTGAATCCACTTGTCTAAGCTGTATAGAAAGATATTGTTTAAATTACAAAGAAAGTGAGCTTTCTAACTCATTGTTTTCTATATTTCCTAACGATAAAAATACTAATGTGTGCCCAGTTAATGCTATTAAATGGCTTGCTAACTCGTCCTTCCCTCATGTAGATAGTAATCTATGTATTAATTGTGGTTTATGTGCATCTCGTTGTCCTGTCGGAGCAATTTATTTAAGTCAAAAAACTGCAATAGTTAATACAAGAGCAGTTGAAAAGGTATCTCTTACAAATAAATCTAATCATATGATAATGCTATCAAAGTTATTTAGAACTAAAAAAGAAGGTTCTTTTCAGGATGAATCTGATGCTCTAATAGATTCTATATATAAAAAGCTATTATGTGCCGATACCTCATCACAATTTCCTAACCTATTTACACGAAATTTGTTAATTCAACTTAAACTTAATACCTTAATAAGAAGAAAAGGTGATGTAAATATACGAATGGATGGAATTTTCAGCTCCAATTCTTCAGTTAAAGGTGTACTGGAGATTGAGTTCGGCAAAGATGTTTTAAACTCACCTAGAAATATACTTGATGATTTAGCAGTTTTATCTTCTAGATATAATTACTCATATAAAGAACTAACACCTTTAATAATTTCGCTAAATCTTCCTAATACAAGAACTGAGTATTGGAGAGTTATCAAAGATGTAAACAATGTTTTAAATATAAGAATTCAATCCTTAACAATAGGTTCTCTTATGATTTTGATGTGGAATAATTCGGAAGTTAATTTTAATAAAGATAATTTCTATATAGATTGTGATAACTATTCTTTAGAAAATCAGATAATTACATTACTAGGTAGATCAATAAATATCTCTAATTTGAATTTTTCAATAACAAAACCTAATAAATGATAAATAGCCTACCTATAAGCAATATAGGTGGGCTAACTTTATCTATTAATCTCCTCTATTCTTTTATTTGCAATTTCTGCATACTCTTTTTGTATTTCTATTCCTATCCATTTGATGTTATGACCCTCTTGATTTAATTTTTCACAACATACCCCTAGAGTTCCTGATCCATGAAAGGGATCTAAAATGTATCCTTCATATATACCATCTTTATTTTTGGGGCAAAACGCTTTTATCAATTCTCTAATGAGCATTTCAGGCTTCTGAGTTGGGTGTTTTGTTTTTTCATTTTCAAATGCTTTTCCTGCCAATGTAGGAAACTTCCATACGTCCCCCCTCATTGCACCATTTGGATTCGGCTTCCAAATTTTCACTTCTCCCTTTGAGTTTTTATATTTAACTGGATTTTTGAGCCGTTCACTACTTTTATAAGGCATCCTTACATCATCCACATTATAAGTCCATTTGTTTTTTGATCTACTGAACCAAAGAAATGGTTCATATTGTGTTAATGGAGTTTTCCTTGTTCTAGAAAATCCATTTTCATAATGCCATATATTCATTCTTCTATAATATAAACCTAATTCATACATTATAACTTGAATAAATGCAATATAGTGATGTATTCCAAACCACAGTATACTTCCATTGTTATGTAATAAATCTCTACATAGAGTTATTCTATGCTTTGATAGCCTTAAAAACTCATCTAGAGATAATTTGTCACTGTCATTTCCGAAATCTTTCCCTAAATTATATGGAGGGTCTGTTAATATCAAATCAAACTTAAGGCCATCTTCTAGCATTTGTTTAAGCAAATTATCAGCATCGCCTAAATAAACTTTATTAAAATTCCATTTCATATAGAACACTTTCCTATCTCTTTTTTTTCTTTTTTATTTCTGTTTTTCTAAATATCACTATATATTGATGATGTATATTTTCCACATATGCAAACGGATAACCATAGGGTAATAGTGATTTATGATTTTGAAGCAATACTTTCACCCCTTGCAAAGATAACTCATATTTATTATTAATTTTTCTTTTGTTCATTGCTTGGATTAAATCACTGTGAAAACTAATAAATTCAGACTGATTTCTAAAATCTGATACTACTAAACTCATATATTTTGAAGGTTTTAATGCTCTAGCACATTCCATAAAAATATTATCAACTAAAATTGTTAGAAAATCTTGATAGTCTGAAATATTTCCCAAATCTTTTTCATCGTCAGAATAGTTTGTAGCCAAATTATTTTTTAGTCTTTCATTTTTCACTTTATGATCTGCTTTTTTATTTAAAATTGACCAATACGGTGGACTAGTTACCATAAAATCAATACTATCATCTTCTATTTTCTTCAACTCTATGGTAGAGTCACCATTAATAAATGTATGCTTCTGAGATTCGCCCTCACCAACTTCAAATTCAATTCTTTCAATTGCTAGATCATTCCATCTTTGTGATAATTCAATCCCTATGCCTTCTCGATTGTGCATAGCACATGCCTTAATGGTAGATCCCACTCCTGAAAATGGATCTAGCACAATTTCATTCTCTTTTGTAAAAAATAATATTAATCTAGCAATATCTTGAAATGAAAAAGGGGCTGGATGTTGTCTTTCTATCTTTGCATGTGGATGTTTTGATCCTAATCCTTTTTGATACCAAAAACTTTTTGTTTCTGGCATCCATTGTTTACCTGTTAAGTTATTTAATTTGTTTCTTGGATCTACTGTTCCCACATCTTCTTGACTTTCCCCATCTTCTTGATTTTTTTCATTTCCATTATTATCATCTAAAACTTTAATCTGTAATTGTTCAGTTTCTTTTTTCTTAATATTCCTTTTATCTTCATTATTACCTTTTCTACTTAAATCTTTATAGTTCTCAAGCTCTTTTACCTCAAATCTTCTTTGACCCCCAGGTGTCTTAATTGGCTTTAATATCTCATTTTTCACCATTCTGTACACTGTTGACTTGCTCACGCCTAAATAATTTGCAGTTTCTTGGGTTGTAAGCAACTCTTTATCTTTTATCACAATAGTCATAGTATCCCTCCAAAAAAAAGCTTCCTTAAAAAGTATACCATTGTTATAAACGTTGTCAATACTATTCAAGTATATTCAAATATAATCATTACTTCTTCAGTAACAAAGTTATTTACGCACACAATTAATTTATATCTTTAATTTAAAGTATTTATCCTTTTCTTTATGATACATACTCTACTCTTCAATAGATGTACTTTTTATTATAAGATATTTTCTTATTAAAAGTATAAGTTACATTGCATAAAATTTCAAGAACTTATGTTCTTTTTAGTAGCAAAAAAACATCTCCTCCTTTTATTTGAGAGATGCTTTTATTTTCTTAAATTTTATTAAGCACAGAATCATGTTGAATTTTTATATTTTTTCATCTTTAGATTTCTTCAGATATTCAATCTCTTCTTTTAAGCAGATGCCCTTTATAATACCTAAGTCTTCAATATAATATTTCCTTAACCCTACCAACAATTCCACCTTCAAGTATCACTTTAATGCCATGTGGATGCGTAGCGGAGTTTGTAAGAATTTTTAAGACCACACCTTCTGTTAGTTTTCCCGAACGTTGATCCTGTTTTTGAACAACTCTAACCTTTGTACCTTGTTTTATGTTATCTCGTATAGTTCCATCCATATTATTGCCTTCTTTCTTTACTTTCGATATAGCTTTACCACACACTCCACATGCGCCGTTTATTTCATGAGTTTATTTTATCATCTATGTATATAACATTTTATATTATTTCATACTCTTGAAATGTTGAAATATAGGGAACTAAAGATTGTATGGTAACCTTCTATACTTTTCTATAGTTCCCTATAACTTTTGGGTGGGTGGCAAATGGGTGGCAAAACCACCACATACGGTGGCAGTATCATTTAGATTCACAAATTAAGGTTATTCTAATTGGCTGTCTTGCAATTTAAATAACTTTGGCTATATTTACTTTTAATTTAACTTAAAATTTACACTTAGAGTTATTATTCTAAATCTATTAGTCAATTTTATAATATGCAAGACATTTATAGACAAAATGAGTAGCATCGATAGCTTGGTGCAATTTTTTAATCCAATTTTCCATTTCTCCAAGGTCAATTGTGGTCTGATAGTTTTCTTCTCCCATTGTATCAGTTGGAAATAAGTTCTTATGGATCATCTTAATTCCTTCAAAAATATCTAATACTTCTGGATTTGCTTTTATAGTTTCTTCAGTAAAGTCAAGCTGTTGTAGCAAATAGGAACAAAAATCAATGCATAATTGTATTTTAGATTCCACTAACTTCATAATACGCTCTAAATATTTTTGTGTCATAGTCAACCCAAAAACATCTTCTTTTATTTCAATCAACTCTTCTAATTGTTTAAGTTGAATGAGGTGCGCAACATTATGATAGCATTCCCATAGGTTAATCATTGTTTTTTCTGTAGCTTCTAATTCTGGAATTAAATCAGCCCACTTTTTTATTCCTATTTGAACTATTAGCTGATTATCCTTATAAGAGGGCATTATATCAATCAATGAAAATTCTTCATCTACATCCAATATTCTATATAGTGGAATGGAATATACAACAGAGCTAAGGAGTTTTCCTTTTTCTAGCACTACTACTTTAATCTCAGAATAATTATCTTCTAGATATAGTCTCTTTAAATCTGTATATTCAGCAGGTCTAAAGGCTTTTTTAAATATGCCCAGTACTTTTTTAAGAAACTCATCTTCATCAAAAATAACCTCATTACTTTCAATAATTATTACTTTATATGGCTTATCATTTAAAGCTTTCTCTTCTTCTATAATCCTAATTTTAAGCTGAGAAGATGCAAATTGATTAGTAATATTTTTTTCAACCTTCCTTCCGATTTTATGCATCTCAAGTAGCGTATTTTCTATAATATCATCATTCTGTCTAAATTTATCTAAAGTAAATTTATTCCACACAATTGCTACATGGTAAAATAATTTCAACTCCCTTTTTTCTAATATTTTTAGTTCATTTTCATTAGCATATTTCATAAAATGTTTTTGAAATTCTTTTTGAAACTTTTCTAAGGATAGTAAGGCATCATAGATGTAGCGTATAGATATTTTATCATTTTTTATTCCTACTCCGATTGTATCTGCTCTACTTAATATCAATTTTTTTTCTTCTTTAGATTTACTTTTTAATGCTGGATTTACTGTCAGTATATTTTTAGCATGAAATAGAAAATTTCCTAAGTCTGAAGTTATTTTTCTTAAGGTACTTACTATTTCATGATATTTAATTAGTCCTATTCTAAACCTGAGTAATTGATCTTGATCCTGATTTCTATTTATATCACTTTGTTCACCTATAAACCCCCACGTATCCATTACAGTTTTAGGAAGTAGTATAGCTGTACTTATGTCATCATATAATTTATTGTATTCTTTTTCATTGATATAATCTTTAAATATATTTATGATATTCTTTTTTCTATAATGGTTTTTTATTGCATCTAAAATATCATTTAGCAACGCTACTATATTTTCTCTTAAATCTAAAATCATATCAACATATTCTTGCCATCCTTCTGGTCTAAAGTTATAATTTACTAATTCTCTATAGGTAGAATTAACTTCAACTTGCCACTGTAATGGTAGATTTTCTATAGGTATTTCCTTTGTCGTGTCATCATGTTCCATAGGTATGAGAGCAAATTTATGTCCATATCCTTGACTGCAAATTTTTTTCTTTTCAGGAAATAGTCGCCTTACTATTTCAACGTTTCTCATATTGTATTCATGGATGTAATTCTTTGTTAGTTGATCCTCATCAGATTCGTCTTGTATATTATAAGATATTATGCTGTGTATCTTTACTTCTTCTCCTTTTTCCTCAATGATAGGAATTAAATGTTCCTCCTTAAATCTTTCAAGAAATTTGTCTCGGTAGGTACTAATTCTTTCGTTATCTTCTAAATCATAATAATACAGGCCTACAATAAAATCTGCAAGGCTACTAATAGATATATTCCTAGATGCTTGTTCAAAATTAATGTACTCTAACGAAACAACCTTATCTATCTTTAGTTTACCAATCCAAAACATACTCATCCCTAGGTATTTCCAATCAGTTTCTGTTTCAGGTGAACTATTTGGTTGTTTGGATTTTATTAACCAATCTTTTGCAAACTGAAACACGACATCCTTACTAGTTAATCTTGATGAATATTCTAATATATCTTTTTTGAGTTGTTGGTTATGTGCAATGTCAAGCATTTTAAATAATTGCTGATCCCAATTATGCATTAACCCGCATAAGTCAAAACCTAATACTAAAAACCAGCTTTGTTTATGCTTAGCATATACCTCTTCTATAACGTCCCAATTCTCCTTAATATAACCTTTTATTCCCAGCCAAATCAAACTTTTAGTAATTGCTCCATAAGCTGTCCAAGTCTTAGTCTGTAGGTTATTTAAAAAAGATAAGAAATTATCTTCAATCTCATTTTCATAAAAGTAATTTAGTAAAAACACTTCAAAATTTTCTTCACAAATTACTAATGTACATAGGTTAATATCATGTTGTATTGGTGATAGCACTGAATCAAATAATAATTCAACAAGTATTTTAGATCGAATGGGATGAAGAGCCTCTAAATATTTTCCGTCTGTGCTTTTGCGAAAGAAATATTCATTTTCAAATCTTGTAATGGCATAAATAGGATCCTTTAAGGATAACTGGGATACTAAGGTACCCACATCTACATTAGCACCGTAGTATCCACATAAAGACACTACTCTCAGTAATTGTAATCGATCATAGTCATTTTCTAATCTTATCTCATCTTTTATTCTCATTACCTGTTCTTTTAATCTATCCCTTAAAGTCATACCGCGATTAATAAGATACATGAACTCTAATAAAGGTCCTTGTCCACCAAAAACATTCCAAGCTTCTTCAAAAGTGGTAAACTTTAGCTCCCCCTTATTTTTCAGGATATTTTCATAAATACTTTTCCCTTCATCTGAGTCTAATGATAATTTTATTTCTTCATAAATCATATCTGCATTGGTTAAAATAGCTCTATTCCAATCTTCTTCTCGAACTGTTATGAGTATATTAAAGATATCATATTGATTTATTTCCTTTATTAATTCTACCCACACCGTGCTTCCAGGCTCAACATCAAGGTAGAGCGCTAATGGTAAATTAATATTTCTCCCGATGGCGTACAAAGCCCTAACAATCTGTAATGCATGATGCTTGTCTTTCACATGTTTAATCTGGTATGTAAAAGGGGCTGGATAATATTGATGCAGGTATCTATAGGCTAATGTTGACTTCCCTTGACCTGATGCACCATGTATAATAACAATTTTACTGGCATCAAACCCATCACTAATTGCTCTTAGTTTATCTTCTCTCGGTATATCTAAGTTAGCCAATATATGGTTATAATTAGCTGAAACCCCTAATGAAAATTCTTCTTCTAACTTCACCTTATGATTTTCATCAATTAATTCTATCCCTAACGAAACAATTGATGTTCCGAACTCCCTATAAAATATATCTCTCTCACTGAAAAAGATTCCTATGCTATTCAGTTTGTTCAATAAACTTTCTCTATCTAAAGATTGTCTATCCTCAGATAACTTGTAAATCCAAAACATTAGTAAATCAAATGCTATTTGTGGATCCATTCCAACTTGAGTTTCTTTAAGAAAATTAAATATTTTTAACTGCAGTTCATCTTCTTGAACTTCTTCTAATTCCAAATTCTTAAAAAGGTTTTTAACCTCACTTTCTTTATACTTGTAACCAGTTAGCTTTCTAATTATTTCCTTTCGATCTTTTTCATCTTTTTCAATTGCATTTTTGAGCTCCGTACCTACTTTTCCAAATGAGACAATACTAAAACTACAACTACTTTCTTTTAAAAGAGTTTCTAAGGATCTCCTAAAAAAAGAGTCTTCTTTTTGAGGTGAAAATTTTGATAATGATAAAGACTCAGTATGATTTTTTATTTGAATCACTTCTATTAGACTATTATCACTTCCGTAAATGGCCAAATCTTCTTGCCCTTCAGGCTGAAATTTAAGTTCATTATCTTGCTGGTGTAAAATTCTATAAACTATGTATAATGTTTGTAATCGATATCCCTTAAAAGCTGCTGTTGCACCTATATCCGATTTTAAAGTTAAGTCTTCCAAACTACTCCCCCCTAGTAATTTACACGATTAAATTTATATCTGTTTTGTAATAAATTACACATAGCGTTATTTATCATAGACTTTTTGTTCTACTCTCCTTATGTATCCCCAATATAATAAGATACCTTTACAAGCTTTTACATTTCTTTTTAGTAAATACTTACATGTTATCGATATTCTATTTTTCCTTTGTATTTCCTTTGACGAATATAAAATTTCCTAAGAAGAACTTTAATTTCCTAAAAGTTCAGGCCCCTCTCCCCCCAACTATTCACTAAATGTACGTTTAAGGAAAGCGGAGCGGTAGTTGCGGTTTTTGCAACTATTTCTTAAACAAGACATTTAAGGAAAGTGTAATAGTGGTAGGAGCTTCTATAAAAACTTGCCCTAGATAGCTCCTACCTCTATGGAACGCTAGTTGGGGGATCAAGACCCTGAAGGTGGACCCGTAATCGAAACTGTCTGCCTTCCCCTCTGAACAACTCCATCGAAAGGCAGTCCGTGGAGACTGGATCTACAGAGTCTTCCCGAACACTGGAACTGTCTGCTGTAGCTTATTGAGCTTACTTGATTTATCAGCAGGCTATGGAGGTACCGAATTCCTCTAAGAATGTAATGTACCCTCTATTGGAGAAGTATTCTCTTTTGTTCGTCTTTTCTTCTAATCTTTTTCATTTTATTCTATCTTTTCCCAGTCAAATGCATAAAAAAGAGCCAGAAAAAGGCTCCATAATCTATAAACATTTAGGGGTTAAAATTCTAATACAATATAATCATCTTGACATTTGCTACAATTTATTCTTATCTCTCTTAATTCAACATCTACATCATCAATATCTTCATAATCTCCTATATCACCATATTTATCAATTGACGGTGTATCAACTCTAAAACCATAATTAACTAACTTAGACATTTGAATTTGATGGCCTACTTGATGTGGAACCATTTCAACTTCATTGCCACAAGTGCCACATATTAAAATCATTTTTACCACTTTTATTACCTCCTTGTTTTTAAAGCACTAGAGTTCTTCTAATTGAATTGCTTTATGTTCACTAATTTCGTCGATTTTCTTTTTTAATTCATTATAAAATTCTGATAAAAATTTATTTCTATAATCAGTCATGCTTTTATTTGTAACATTTAAGAAATAATCAGGCATAAAGCTGATATGCTTTAACATACCCTCAGAATCAATATAATTGATAATTAAAAGCTTAAATTTGAGATTTTGTGACCCACTAAAACCACCTATGGCCGCCCCTACTTGTCCAAATAAGATACCTCCTAATGCAGCATTACCGATAGAAAACCCTTTACTTTCATTTATTTCTTTCACATTTTCAACAGATGCACTTTTAATTTTTTTTACATTTAGCTTAACTTGTTCATTTTCATAAGCAAACAGCAAGTAATCACTGTATAATTTTACATTAAAAACTACATTAGGAGGATATTTCAATCCATACAAATGAATTGCTCTCATTTCTCCGTAGATACCTTGTTCTAATTTTTCACTTTTACCTTTCTGTTCTTGTCGCGATTTGTTAATAAATAAGAAAACAATTCCTAATCCTAAGCATATCATTACAAGCATCAACAATCCTTCCATAATGACCTCCCTTTCTTTTTTATATTTAGATTTTCTCTAGTAGTGCTTTTTTCTTTCCTTGAAACTCTTCTTCCGTAAGGATACCCTCGTTTTTTAAACTGGCTAATTTTTCTATCTGTTTATACAACCAGTCTTCGTTATTTTCCTTAGTAGAAATAATTTTCACATAATCTCTTTCTTTCTCTGGAAGTAATTCTAGTAGAACATCGTATGTCTTTCCTTCAAATTCCATATTAAACACCTTATTATTCTCTTTAATAACTACTATGGTTTTTCTTTCATCTACTTTCTTATTTATAGTTTTTATAGGATCATTCTTTTTTCTACTCCCTATTACTGCGCCAGCACCACCTGCAACTAATCCCCCTACTACTGCTCCACCTAAAGAACTTCCTCCATTTCCCCCACCTTCAATACTCATCTCATTATATATATCTCCAATAATATAATAGTATTTTATATCATCTAATTGCATTTGTACTTTACCAATATCTATGTTGAATTCGCTATCAACGAAATTTATATTCTTCTCATCTTTCCATGTATAAAACTTTATATATCCTTTATTTATATTAGGATTGCCTTTGTAATATCTCACAAGCTTTGCATCTTGTGGAATATTGTATTTTCTTTTATTTCCATCTTCCCACACTTTCTTCTTCGCCTTTTCTTCTTCAAGTTTAATTTCCACTTCCTTTTGCTTGGTACTCGCCTTGTTATAAAGAATTATACCTAATGTAATTATTGCGAATAAAATTCCAATCATCAAACCAGTATATTCTACAAATAAAACCATTAAAATTAAACCTGATAATATTGTTAAAAATACACCTAAGCATCCCACTGCAATCCCTCCCCTTCCCTCCATTTTACTATAATTGTTTGTTAAATTTTGTCATAGTTTGTCCTTCAAAATTTTTTTAAAAAGAAGTAGGCTTACTGGTTAAATCGTTACCACACAGTGATAATATAGTGAAACCATAATGTCTTAAAAAATTATTTTATCTATCTCCTTAATTATGTCTTTAAAAAACACTTAAACAAAATAGAATATTGGCAGGAACTTCTTGAAAAACTTACCCCTAGATAGCTCCTACCTCTATGGAACGCTAGTTGGGGGATGAATACCCTGAAGGTGGACCCGTAATCGTAACAGTCTGCCCCTCTCCGTGAACCGCCCCATCGGAAAGGCAGTCTGTGGAGACTGGACCTGCAAAGCCTATCCCAGCGACTGGAACAATCTGTTTCACCCTACACCTAGCTACAAAGCAAAACAGTTTGTGGAGGGAGCAGCAACAATGACCCTAAAGCTGACAGGATAAAGCTGGAACAGTCTGTTGCCGCTTATTAAACTTACTTCCATTTAGCAGCAGGCTGTGGAAGCAAGGAGCTTCGAAGACCATCTCCATGATAGGACCCCAAAGCAACATCCTGAGGCCAGAGGCTAGGATAAAAAGCCCCTTTGTTCCTGCAGCCTCTGATCACAGGATGGACCCTGACTTCTCTAAAGATAGACCCTGACCTTCTCCAAAGCTCTACTTAGCCACTGGATCAGTCTGTAGCCCTCCCCTAAATCTTATCCATAGATGCTACAGTCTGAGGAGGTGGCGGTAGCCAAAGGCCCTAGAGAGATAGGCCCAGCGACCAGAACAGTCTACAGCCCCTCGAATCAGTAGAATACCTTGTAAGGACGCATGGCTTTTATGGACGTATGGTAATAACAAGCCATCTCCCCTTGGGTCTTCTCTACACCTACTAAGCAATACAGCTGTAGTCTGTGGAGGGAGCGAAGACAAGGACCCGAAAGGTACAATCTTTTGTAGGGAGGAATGAAGGAAGGAGGCTCCTTTAGGATATATAACCCCCTCCTGGATGAATGACTGGAGGCAAAAGGTTGTGGACCCCAGAGGTTTTTAGGGTGGGTGGTGGGAAAAAATAAATGATACAGGGGGTTGCCGGCTGAGGCAGCTGCCTGTATCTACTGATTGGTTTCTTTTCTATCCACTTACTACTTCATAAGCCTTTATAATTTCTTTTCCCTTCTCGGTGATCCTTAATGCCCTTGGTAGGGTTCGCTGTCTTTCAATGATGCCCCAAATTTCCATCTCTATTAAATAGCCTTGTACAGTAGAAGTAGATCTTAAGCCTACTAGCTTTCCTATCTCTCTAACAGTAGGACTGTATCCTCTCTTCTCTATGTAATTCTTTATAGAAACCAAGATTTCCATCTTTTTATCCTTCATTCATCTCCTCCCCCTTATCTCGTTCATCTCGAACGTTTGTTCTGTATTCATTATAAGAAAATTTCCTACCTTTGTAAAGCCTATCCTCCCTGTTTGCTGAATTTCCTAAATCGCTCCTATATAATGAAGAAAACCTAAGGAAGGAGGATGAGGGTGAACAAAATACAAATTGCTAAGAACTTTCAGCTATGGGAATTTCAATGTAGAGGTGGTACCCAGCTGGTGAAACTGGATCATCGTCTCCTGGAAAAACTCCAGCAGCTTAGGGATCAAGTAGGTAGACCTGTAAACCTCACATCAGGCTATAGAACATTAGCCCATAACCAAAAGGTAGGGGGTAGCCCCAATAGTCAGCATATGTTAGGCCGAGCAGCAGATATTCAGGTTCCCGGATATTCCCCCGAGGCCATAGGAAAGATTGCCGAGGAACTGGGCTTTACCGGGATAGGTGTTTATCCAACCTTCACCCATGTGGACGTTAGAACCACTGGCAGATCCCGTTGGCGAGGATAATTATTAATTTCTAATCAGAGGAGGTGACTGGGTGCCCAATACTAAACTGGTTGCAAAGATTAAAAAGATTGATATTAGTAACAAAGTAACCGCCGAAAACTGGAGTCAATCCATCACGATTTTGTTAAGTGATATTGAACTGAATGATGAAAATTTGGTGGCCATTAGAAAGTTTAAGCCCAATGAAGAAATTTCTGTATCCTTTGAAACCCTTCAGCTTTCTATGCTGGATGATAGACCTTATCATAATGAAATTATAGAGGTTGAAGAGGATTTTGAAGAGCCAGAGGAGTTGTTTATCATTGATTATGAAGAGGAGCTGCCTGAAACCGATAAGGTAGTTAAAACCTTTGAGCTATAGGCCCTCTCCTAAGAATGAAATTTTACTATGAAAGGGGGTGAAAACATGGCGGTAATGAAAATGAATGAAACAAGAAATGCATCAGCTCAATTTATCACTGGTATCAATCAGGATGGAAAGGAAACTCATATGACCAGAACTATTGCCAGCTTCAAGACAGATGCTGATTTAGACAGCATCGTAGAGGTAGTTGCAGAAATCGGGTCCTTATTTCCCCATCCTATCAAGGGCATCTTTATGACTGAAAGGTGTGAGCTGGTAGTGTAATCTGTTAATTTTATCAATTACATTATAGAAGGGAGGTTATGACTTGAACCGATATTTACGAATGGTATTTAAAACAGATCAGGACAAATTGGCAGCCATCAGGGTATCCACTCCAAGGGAGGATCTAAATGCTGCTGATGTTAAGGGTGTTATGGAGACCATCATTGCCAATGGGTCCGTCTTCACAAGAGTTGGAGATTTAGTGGCCATTGATAGTGCCTACCTAGTAGAAACTTCTACCACCGAGTTGGAAGTGGCCCAGTAATTTCGTCCTTAATCGTTAATTTTCAAAAGGCATGGTCCTCCAAGGGCTGTGCCTTTTGTACTAATAGTATTTCTATTTCAATAAATAAGTTAAACACAACAATTGATTAAAAATCCAAAGAAAGAGAGGAAGTGAATAATGAAAACCCAAACCCCGTTTACCAAAATAACCGCAGTTATTCTATGTATTGTCACCATCAGCTTATCCTGGAATATTTATTTATCCTATAGAGAGTTGTACTACCCTGAAGGTCTTTTTTGTGAGGCTCTTAATTATTCTTTGATGGGCAGCAATCTGGAAGTAGATCCAGCAACTGCTAGGGCAAATCTTAATTCCACTACAATAAATCCCCACATTACCAAGGTAGATCAATCTGATATTCAAAGAAGCATTTTTATAAATCTCCTCTACCTCTTGGTATCCTTTATTAGTCTGGCCTCACTCCAAAACCTGATACTTAAGCTTGAAACTAGAAGATATTCCATCAACGAAGGTGTAAGGTGATGTTAATTTTCCTAGAGGACTTTACCCTCTTTGCCTTTATCTATCTCTTTTGTTTCCTAGGGGCCTTCTCTAAGGATATGATAGATACCTTTTCTGAGAAGACTACAGAGGTACTGATTATAAAGGTCCTCATATCCTCCTTGGCTGTTGCTATTTTACTATATGGCACTTCCGAGTATTTATTAGATAGATTCTCCTATCGTTTTTTTACAACCTTGTGTTATACTCTGGGATTGGTTAGTTTTGAGGTACTGGTGAGGTATAGCAGTGCGGCAAGTTTTCTGGAGTTGTTGGATGAGTTTGGGAGATGGAGAAAGAACGAAAAATAGTAAAGGGAATACTTTCACATTTACATCGAAAGTTTCCCTCTTTTTTATTATAATTTAGCCTATTATACGCAAAGTAGAATAATTTATGAGCCTTAAAACACATTTATAGCTAACTAATCTCAATTTTAGTGTTACATAATAAAGCAATTCTCTTTAGCCTTCTAATTTTCTCCGAAAGACTTGCATGGTAATTAATATAAATATCTCCAATTGCAATCAAATGTCCTCTTTGATGGCTAGTAAATTGGTTTTTATCCCGTGAGGCACAGCCTTTTATATGCATTCTATTCCATATTTTAGAATCTGTGTTTTCATAAATTTTCTTGACTGCATTAATGTAGACATTCTTCTGGTTTTTCCCTTCAATAGTTACATCATTAACTTTAATCAGCAATTCGTTTTCTGATATTTCTTTTTTAGCTAGTTTTTTAGGACCTGGCAACAGGGTAATTATGTAATCAGAAATCTTATCAGCTCTAATAATTATCTTCTTTTTATGCCATTTGCTTTCTTCACTATTAAAGAACAATTCTCTTTCATATGGCCAAATGCAATATTTTTTTAGTTCTTCTCTTTTTATGGAAAATCTGCTATTAGAAAGCTTTGAGTTTAAACTTTGACTAACCAGTGTTAAATTGCCAATGGTATCTAATAAACTAATGTTTTCCTCTAACTCCTCATCTGTTAAATCTGCCATCCAATTTTCATATGACTGCGGGAATATATGTTCTATTGTTAATCCCTCAATATTCTGGAATAAAATTTTATTTTTTGTTTCTTCCTTAAATACTAGTAATAACAAATACTTAATAAAATCTTTTTTCTTCGGGCTATATAGTGGTGCAGTACTGATTATTTTCTTAAACATTTGATTATCATAAAAGGGAGCTGATTTCTGTCTGCTTATTATGTTTTGTATTTCTTGTGATATATCACTTTCATCAACAAAATCCGTGATGGACAATATAACCTCAGATATAATTTTATTTGCTACTTTCTTGCCATTTATGGACAGTCTAACTGAATATGAAGCAATTAATAATACTAGCTCTTCAAAGGTTTTTAGTGAAATAACGTTATTACCATACTGTTCAAATAGTTTAAGAAGTATGGGGGTATAGACATATGTATTTAAGTACTTTAATAAATGTAAACTTATTTGTATTTTTTCTGAAAAATTTTTAACTGGTAATTCATCTGGAAATATCACATAGTTATAATACAGTTTATAGCTATTAAGCTTCTTCAATAACTCTGGTACACTGTGCTGACTTAGATAATCATCAAGATATTCCTTCATCTCTAAGTATATGCGATTACTTCTTATATTTTTTATTTCACTGGTATTGGCATAAAGGAAGAACCTAATAAATTCAGAGATATTAGACACCTTTTCTTTTTCTAAATTTTCAAAGTGATCTTCAATTGGCTCCCAGTATTTGAAGTATATCTCTTCTGCATCTATTATTTTAGGGTGCATAAAAATATAATTTCTAATTAACTCTCCATCAATTAAGTTTTTACCTCTTGAATTTAATGTTTCAAAAATCATATTTGCATCTTCATTTTTCTCAAGTTCGATAGTAACAAACTTTAATTTATCACTTGTTACTGAAAAAATTCTACTTACAAAATCACTTATAGCAATATCATCTTTTATAGCATCATAAAACATATCTATCTGATTATAAAAGTAATTTATAGCTTCTATAAAAATACTTTTAGTAGAAACATTTAAAACTGATGGTTTGTAGAAACTATTAATCATGTTCTGATAATCTTGATTATTATTATGTTTATTACTTAAGGTTATTCTGAAGATTTCTGTGCCATCAAATTGATTAGTTATCAAAAAGTTTTTTATCGTAGTATTAATCAAATAATCATTTCCGCTATTGTATACTTTTATCCATTTAGCAAAAGCCAATAAAAATATTGATATTGTCGTCAATCGCTGTTGACCATCAATAACTATTCGTAGATTTTCACCTTGCCCATTTTTCTGAAGAACAATAGTTCCCATAAAATGTTCAGTTTGCTTTTCATAAGCTCTAATTATGTCACTAAATAGGTCATTCCAGTGGGTTGTATCCCATTTATAAGGACGTTGAAAAGAGGGTATTTGAAATATTTTCCCATGCACAGTCAAAATTGCTGTTAAATTATTTTTATATAAATCCATAAAATCTTTTCCTCCTATATTAGTGGTATTGTTATGCAT